GGTGCGTAGACTCGCGGAATCTTTTTAGGCATAGAAAGTATGACGCCTAGCTTCGTATGCGCAATTCACCAGCAACAAAATCTCTAAAAATTTCTGAAAAAATTATTCTGACGCCTATCAGTGCGCTTATTGGCTACGAAAAAAATGCGCGCACTCACAGTGACGAGCAGGTCGATCAAATTGCGGCTAGCATTTTGGAATTTGGTTTTACTAATCCGATTCTTGTGGACTCTAAGCATGGTGTTATCGCTGGGCATGGAAGATTAGAAGCTGCGAAAAAATTAAATCTAAAAGAAGTCCCCACAATTGTTCTTGACCACTTAACTGATTTACAAAAACGCGCTTACATTCTTGCGGATAATAAATTGGCGCTGAATGCGGGATGGGATGAAAAGATTTTAGGCGAGGAGTTAGCGGATTTACTTCTTGAAGGATACGACGTTGATCTTGTCGGATTTACTTCTAAAGAATTGCAAGAGCTTTTGCCAGACGATGATTCAGAAAATAATAAAGATGCGGATTTAATTCCCGAAGTTCCTCAAAATATTTTGGGTGTGAAACTTGGTGATGTATATCAGCTTGGCAAGCACCGGCTTATGTGCGGCGACTCTACGGATTTGCAAACGGTCGAGAGATTAATGAATGGTGAGAAGGTAGATATGGTTTTTACTGACCCGCCTTATGGGATTGATTTGAATACCGATTACACTTCTTTAAAATCAAAGCGCGTGGCTAATAAATTTGAGCGCGTGGCTAATGACTCTAAACAATTTGACCCTTCATTTCTTTTAAATTTAGCAGACGAGGTTTTATTTTTTGGCGCTAATTATATGACAAAGTTCTACGACCCTAATAAAGGGTCATGGATAATGTGGGATAAGAGAAATGATAATGAGAATTTAGATAAAATGTACGGCTCGTCTTTCGAAATGTGCTGGTCTAAGAAAAAAAGGAAACAGGAAATTGCTAGAATAACTTGGGCTGGTTGTTTCGGGCACAATAAAAATGATGATGGGGCAAAAAAGACACACCCAACAATGAAGCCTATAAAATTAATAGAATGGTTTTTTGAAAGGATACCTGCGTTGACTGTATTAGATCTCTTCGGCGGCTCAGGCTCCACACTTATCGCTTGCGAAAAAACTAACCGCAAATGTTTCATGATGGAATTAGACCCGCACTATTGCTCAGTGATTATTAAACGCTGGGAAATCTTTACAGGAAAAAAAGCTAAGAAGATTACTTCGAAAGTAATAGTCAAGAAAAAGAAAAAATAATTTATGGCTGAAATGATTTCTATTTTAGAATTTGCTAAGAGGAAAAAGATTCACCGTAAGGCTGTCCAAGACGCCATTGTCGGCGGGCGTATTAAAACTACTAAGATGAAGCAAGGCCATCCCAAAATCAATTGGGACACCCAGTCCCAAGCTTGGGAAGATAATAGGGATTTGAGTAATCTAAGAAATATTCCCGACACATCCCCCGGTGCTCAAGATTCTAATATAAATAATTTTGCGAAAGCAAAAACAGTTAGAGAAACTTTAACAGCCAAAATCCTGCAGCTCGATTACGAGGAGCGTATGGGTAAACTCGTAAACGCTGACGAAGTGAAAACCACTTGGTTTAATATCGCTCGCTCAGTTAGAGACGGGATGCTAAACATCCCGGACAGATTAGCAGCGGAATTAGCGGCGGAGAATGACGAATTTAAAGTTCATACAAAATTAAAAGCAGAGATCTTTAAACAATTGGAAATTTTATCTCATGGCAGCGAAGAGTAAAGTTTATCTAGACGCATTTCTAGCTGGTATCGCTCCCGATCCTTTAATGGATATTGACGAGTGGTCTGATAAATACCGCATCCTTTCCAGTGCAGCGAGTGCGGAGCCTGGGCCATGGCGTACAAGTCGTGTGCCCTATATGAGAGAAGTTTTTAAATGCCTCTCTCCCTCTAGCCCCATTGAGGAAGTGGTAGTGATGAAAGGCGCCCAACTTGGATTCACTGAGGCAGCAACAAATTGGATAGGATACATAATCGATATTACAAGTGGGCCTATACTCGCAGTTCAGCCGACTGTGGATATGGCTAAGAGGTATTCCAGACAGCGCATCGATCAACTCATAGATACAAGCGATAGGCTTTATAAAAAAGTTAAAGAGGCTCGCTCGCGTGATTCTGGAAATACAATTTTATCAAAAGAATTCCCAGGTGGGATTTTGGTGTTAACGGGAGCAAACTCAGCTACAGGACTTCGCTCTCTTTCTGCAAGATTTTTACTGCTCGACGAAATCGATGCTTATCCGAGTGACCTCGATGGTGAAGGCGATCCGATACTTTTGGCGAAAGCTCGCACAAGAACTTTCTCACGTAGGAAAATGTTTTTAATCTCAACGCCTACAATGCAAAATCGCTCCAAGATTGAAAAGGAATATCTCTCCGGCGATCAAAGGCAATACTATGTACCATGTCCTTTTTGTAAAGAGCTGCAGTTAATCGAATGGAAAAGAATTAAGTACAAAGATAATCCTAAAAGGCCCACGCTAGAATGTGCCGGGTGCGCAAAACAAATCCCCGAGCACCATAAGACTTGGATGCTCGACGAAGCAAACGGCGCGAAGTGGATCGCAAAAGAGCCGGGCGCTAATGGCGGCAAGACGGCAAGCTTCCATATCAACTCGCTCTACTCACCTGTTGGCTGGTTTAGCTGGGCTGACGCGGTAAAAATTTGGTTAGACTCTGCAAAAGTTCAAGAAAGACTTCGCGGCTTTGTGAACACCGTGCTGGGTGAAACATGGAAAGATCGCGGGGATGCACCGGACTGGGAGCGTCTCTATGAGTGCCGAGAAAGCTACCCAATTGGCATTATCCCTAAGCAAGGAATGATTTTAGTTGCAGGAGCGGACGTGCAAAAAGACCGCATCGAAGTTGAGATAAAAGCTTATGGTGTGGGTAAAGAAAGCTGGTCTGTGGATTACCGGGTTTTCATCGGTGACACTTCTAACTCTGACGCCGGAGCTTGGCTTAAGCTTGACGAGCTTCTAAATGAATTTTTTCCGCATGAGCTTGGGGCTCAAATTCCTATTCGGATGTTAGCGGTAGACTCAGGCTACAACACTCAAGCGGTCTACAATTGGTGTAGGCGTCACTCAATGTCGCGTGTGATAGCGACTAAGGGTGTTGAGTCCTCACCTATTATGCTGGGCGCACCGAGCGTTGTGGACGTAAATTTTAGAGGCAAACGAATACCTAGAGGATTTAAAATATGGCCCGTGGGTGTGAGCTTAGTTAAAAGCGAGCTGTACGCATGGCTTAAACTTCCCAAGGCTTTAGATGGGGAGGAATTCCCGCCGGGATATTGTCACTTCCCTCAGTACGGCGATGACTACTTCAAACAACTCACTGCCGAGCAATTGAGTGTGCGAATAAAAAACGGCTTCACAAAGCATTTTTGGGAAAAGGTACGGGACAGAAACGAAGTTCTAGATTGCAACATACTTTGCCGTGTCGCTGCCGCTGCCATTGGTATGGATAGATTCAAATTAGAAAACTGGGAAGTGATGTCTGCTCAAGTCGGACTTGGCGCTGTAAATAAAAAAGTGCCGAGTGTTGCTCTTTTGGCGGTCAAAGATGAAAAAGTCCGGGTAAAAACCCCGGATTCTTTCACTGGGATACCTAATAAAAAGTCTAGTTACTGGTAGTTTATGTGTGCAGTATGTCTAAAAAACTTTAAAGTATCCTCGTAGAAAGGATCTTTTTGCCCTTATACTCTAATTAAATGGCATCAATCTGGACTCAAGCAATGCTCGATAGCTTAGAAAAAGCGATGGCAAGCGGGGCTTTAGAAGTCCAATACGACGGCAATAAAAAAGTTGTTTACCGCTCGCTCTCTGACATGATTCGTATGCGAGATCTTATGCGAAGAGAACTTGGAATAACTACCGGCGCTTTGCACGTTACTCAGCATTCAACTTCGAAGGGCACAGTTCCAAGCGGAACAAGGAATAATGAAGATGGGTGAAACTTGGTTAGATAGAGCAATCGCTTGGGCATCTCCTCAAGCTGGTCTAAGGCGTATGCACGCTCGTGTGATGCAAGACAAGGCTAAGAATCTGCTTAGAGCATACGACGGTGCGGATATCGGTAGGCGAACAGAGAAGTGGAATACTTCGCACAGTTCGCAGAACGCTGAAAATAAAATATCCCTATTTCGTTTGCGTAATCGCTCACGCGATTTGATTCGTAACGAGCCATATGCTCGAAGAGCTGCCCAAGCCATCGTGTCAAATACTATAGGCGAGGGTATTATAGCCAAGGCGCAGGCAAAGACGGCGGGTCGTGCTAATAAGTTTCAAAGTGAGTGGCTAAGCTGGTCGGAGAGTTTAGACTGCGACCATGACGGAACTAATAACTTCTATGGCCTGCAAGCATTGGTGTGGCATACCGTTTTTGAAAGTGGCGAAGTATTAATTCGTCGGGTCAAAAGAAGTTCAGGCTTTGGCATGGATATTCCCATGCAGCTTCAAATTTTAGAGCCGGATTTTATTGACACTGTCAGAGACGGTCAGATTTTCGATAATGGTAATTTTACTATTCAAGGTGTCGAGTTTGATAAGCTTGGTAGAAGGGTAGCCTACTGGCTATTCCCAAGACATCCTGGAGATATTTTCGGGATTCAGGATATCAAGGGATTAATTTCTCAGAGAGTCCCAGCTGAAGAAATTATACATCTTTTTAGAACAGAAAGACCTGGGCAAGTGCGGGGCATTCCTTGGCTTGCTCCGATCATGCTCAAGCTAAAAGACTTAGGCGATTACTCGGATTTTACTTTAATGAGACAAAAAGTCTCTGCGTGTTTTACCTCTTTTGTGACATCGGCTGACGCTTACGATTTAACCTCAGGTACAACTCCCTCAGCTATTCCCGAGAAGTTAGAGCCGGGTTCTAGTGTAGCTCTCCCACCGGGAACGAGTATTGAGTTTGCAAATCCTCCATCGAGTGGGGATTTCTCGCAATTTTCTAATGCGCAACTCCGCTCTATAGCGAGTGGTATTGGTATTACTTTTGAAACTCTGACTAACGACTACAGCCAAGTGAATTTTTCTAGTGGTCGAATGGGTTGGATAGAATTTCAAAGAAATATTGACGTATGGCGAAGACACGTCATGATCCCGCGTTTTTGTATTCCTGTTTGGCGGTGGTTTACTGAGGCTGCCACACTTGCAGGTTATGGAAGCGATAAAGTGGTCGCAACTTGGACGGCACCGCGTCGAGAAATGATCGACCCGGTTAAAGAGACAGAAGCTACAAAATCTCAGGTTAGATCCGGGCTTATTTCTTTGTCAGAAGCTATACGCCAAAATGGCTATCAGCCTGATGAAGTTCTAGAGGAGATCGCGTCAGATAATAAGAAGACTGATGTGCTAAAGTTAACCCTCGATACCGACCCTAGAAAAGATCCAGGAAATCAGCCAAAATAAACGGTTGACACCCAAAATAATAACACCGCGTAAAATTAAAATTAACTTGCTACTTGAAAAAGCATATTTCGACCAGCACACTGTAGTCTGACATCTTAAGTTATGGGAAAAAATATTATTAAAAAAAATATTCCGATGTTGAATACCAAGGCGGCGATTCTTCCCAGCACAATTAACTCAAAAGAAAGAACAGTAGAGGCTATTATCACTAGCACTTTGCCGGTAGATAGCTTCTCATGGTCGCAAGGTGAATTTAAAGAAATTCTCTCTATGCTTCCTAGTTCTATTCGCCAAGAAAGATTATCTAGCGGCGCGATGCCAGTTCTAAATAACCATGGCACAGCCTTCTTTGGTGGGGTTAAAGATTTAAGTGATGTTATTGGACAGATTCGCGGGTATAGAATCGACGGCGAAAATCTAATCGCTACTCTTGCTTTCCCGGATACTCCTGACGTTGAAACTATTTGGCGTAAAATTGAAACAGGTTTTCTTAAAAATATCTCTATCGGTTATCGCGTTTATAAATATAAAGACGAGACTGGTAAAGAAACTGGAAGTCCTAAAGTTATGAGAGCCATTGACTGGGAGCCGTTTGAGGCTTCAGTTGTAGCAATTCCTGCGGATTATAGCGCGCAAATGCGAAAGCGTTCTAACGAAGAAAGCTTAAATGAGGTAGAAATAGTGAGTGATGAAAAAGTGGATGAGCCCGTAGCAAACGAGCCCCCAAAAGAAATTAAAGAAGAATCAAGTGCTAATGCACAGGAAACACAAGAGGAGATTTCAGAAATGCCAAAAGAAGTAATTGAAAATGCGGAGCCTGTCGCATCTAGCGACCCTGCTAAAATCGAAGAAGCAGCCAAAAAAGAAGGTGTTGAGCAAGAACGCTCGCGCATTCTCGAAATTGGTAAGGCAGTTAAGGCTGCTAAGCTTGACGATAAATTCGCGAGTGAACTTATCGCTAAAGGAGTTTCTATTAACGAAGCTAGAAAGCAAATTATCGATATGTGGTCACAAAAAGACGCTACTGAAATTCAGGGAGCTAATCCTTCTATCACAGTAACTCGTGACGCTGACGAAACTTTCCGTAAATCTGCCGGGGAAGCACTCCTTCACCGCGCCGATCCTGGAAAACATAAGCTCACTGAGCTTGGAAAACCCGTTATGGGTTATTCTTTTAAAGAACTTGCTCGTCTTTGTGTTGAGCGCAGCGGTGTTAAAACCGGCGGCATGAGTCAAATGGAAATCGTAAAAAGAGCATTTCACTCTACTAGCGATTTTCCCTCTATCCTTGCCGATGCGATCAATAAAACTTTACGTCAAGCTTACGAAGAAAGTCCTCGTACTTTCTTGCCATGGGCTAAACGCGGAAGCGCGCCGGATTTCAAAAATATCAACAGAACACAACTCGGAAATTTCCCTAGCTTAACAAAAGTTTTGGAAGGCGGAGAAATCGAGTACAAGACTGTTGCCGACAGCAAAGAAAGCTATCAACTCGCTACTTACGCGGGTATGGTTGCAGTTACTCGCCAAGCGGTTATCAATGATGACCTTTCGGCGTTTAGCCGATTGGCAGCTGGAGCTGGTATCGCAAGCGCAGCTTTAGAGTCTGACATCGTTTACTCGATTCTGACTGCTAACGCGGCTCTTGCTGACTCACTGGCTCTCTTTGAAGCGGCTACTCACAAAAACTTTACCTCGACTGGAACAGCGATTTCAGTCAACTCCCTTGGTGTTGGTAGAGCGGCAATGCGTAAGCAAAAAGCGGGTTCGAGAGTATTAAATCTTCGCCCCGGTTTCTTGCTTGTCCCTGCGGCTCTCGAAACTATCGGTCAACAATTTCTTAATCAAGGTATTGTTCCTAACATCGTCCCTGCTACTTCCTTAGCGGTTAACCCTTTCCAAAACAGTATGTCTTTGATCGTTGAGCCTCGTCTCGATGACACAAGTGCTACTGCTTGGTACCTGGTAGCTGGCCAAGGTCTTATCGATACAGTTGAGTATTGCTACCTTGAAGGAAATGAAGGCGTATTTACTGAGACTGAAATGGGATTCGATGTTGACGGTATTCGTGTTAAAGCACGCCATGATTTCGCAGCGAAAGCTATCGATTTCCGTGGTCTCTACCTTAACAACGGAGCTTAATTAAAAGAAAATGGATGGGGTCTTGAATGACCCCTGATTAAAGAAAGGATTTTAAAAATGAAAAATGCAATTCAAGAAGGCGACGTACTAAAACTTACGGCTCCTTACGCTGTACTCGCCGGAGCGGGAGCCAAAGTAGGCTCGGTTTTTGGTGTATCAGTTTCTGACGTAGCTAACGGTGCCGAGGGCTCTTTTAATGTAGAGGGAGTTTTTGAACTTGCGAAAGCAGATTCTCAGGCTTGGACACAAGGCGTGAAAGTCTATTGGGACGACGCGGCTAAAAATGTTACCACTACTGCAGCGACGAATACCTTAATCGGTGTTGCTATTTTGCCAGTCGCAGCGACGGCAGGGCTTGTACTTGGAAAAGTACGACTAAATGGTAGCTTCTAAGAAAAGAAATTTTCTAATAAGGAAAGAATGTTTTGCGGTTGTGGGGCTAGTATCCACAGCCGCATTTTAATTTATGAGCTGGGATGAAATGACCGATGGCGTGCTTGATGTATGCCTAGATACTTTTGGGACTGATATGGATGGCATGTTTACTTACATGCCAAAAAAAGGTACCAGCTACAAAGTTAGAGGAATCTTCGATAATGAGTACCAGGAAGCTGACCCGAATATCGAAGCTGGTGTTACTTCAGTAATTCCTGTTTTGGGAGTGAAGTTGGCCGAACTTAAGGAATACCCAATTAAGGACGACAAGGCTTTGGTCAAAGGCGTTCTTTATAGGATAATCGATGTGCGCAAGGACACAAATGGTGGGGCGAAGCTCTATCTTCATAAACTGCCATGAGTACAGGAGAGATATTACATCCTAGACGAGAGATTAGAGACTCCGTTTTTCAAATTCTTAAAGATAAAATTTCTGATGTTAAGAGCTTTTCTAAAAATAGATTTCGTCCATATTGGCCAGCGGAAGAACTCCCGGCTATTTCTATTTATACTCTTACCGAGACCAGTGAGATTTATGATACTGCGCCTAGGAATTTGAAAAGGACTCTCACACTAGCGGTTGAGGTTATTGTGCAGGATGACGAAAGCTCCGACGACATTGTGGATAAACTTTGTCTTGAGGTTGAAAATGCCATCCATGTAGACGAAACTTTAGGTAGCAAGGCGAGTGATTGCGTCTTGACAGGCACAGAGATGATACAAAAAAAAGAGGGCGATACCCTCACGGCTTCGGCTATTCTTCAGGTTGACGTTAAGTATTTTACTGATGCACCTGCTCAGCAAGATTTAAAAGATTATAAAGGCGCTGATTTCACCATGAAGGTAGGAGATAACCAAACTCCTGACTTGCTGGGGAAAGCGGACGTTGTGCCATAATGGGAGAGCATGAAAGATGAAAATACACGTAAAACCTGCCAAGGGGCTTCTGATAAGGTGCGAGAAAACCAAGCACCCGTTGCCTCCCGAGGGCAAGTCAGTAGAACAGTCAACGTATTGGGTTCGAAGAATCCAATGCGGGGATGTAGAGCTTGTAGGAAATGCCGAAACAGAAAAAGCCAAGGGTGATTTGCCCGAAGTTAAAAAGACAAAAGAAAAAACCAAGGGGGATGAATAACCATGTCGATTTCATTTAACAGTATTCCAAGCAATTTAAGAGTGCCACTTTTTTATGCGGAATTTGATAATTCAAGAGCGGTACAAGGTCTTGCTCTTCAAACGTATAAAGGGTTAATTTACGGCCAGAAAACTGCAGCGGGTACGGCTACCGTAGAAGTGCCAGTTTTAGTTTCTAGTGCTGCCCAAGCCCAAACACTTTTTGGTGTTGGCTCGATGTTGCACAGAATGTTCATTCAATGGTTTAAAAACAATACCACTACTGAAGTCTGGGCAATTCCTTTAGCTGACAACGGTGCAGGTGTTGCGGCTACTGGCACTCTTACCGTCACTGGCCCAGCTACTGCGGCAGGGACTATCAGTCTTTATGTTGGCGGCCAGCTCGTTCAAGTTGGTGTTAGCTCGGGCGATGCGCAAAATACTATTGCAGCGAATATTAATGCTGCTATCAACTTAGTTACAACTCTTGCAGTTACAAGCACGGTAGCTACTAACGTAGTTACATTGACTGCTAAAAATAAAGGATCAAATGGTAACAAAATTGATCTCCGTTTGAATTATCAAGCCAGTGAAGCTAATCCCTCTGGTGTTGCTGTAGCAATTGTTGCAATGGCATCGGGTGCTACTAACCCTATTCTTACAAATTTAATTTCTGCTATGGGCGAAATTCAATATCACATTATCGCTAACCCGTATGTGGATGCGACTTCTTTGACGGCTATGGAAGCGGAGCTTCTTGATCGTTGGGGGCCTCTACGACAAAATGAAGGCGTCATGATTGCAGCGCAGTCGGATACTCTCGGGAATTTGGCGACTCTTGGACAGTCTAGAAATTCTAAGCACTCGGTGATTATCGGGGCTTATAAATTTCCTACACCTCCTTCGGAAATCGCAGCAGGTGTCGCGGCTGTTGTAGCTTTGCAAGGCGCTATTGACCCGGCTCGTCCTTTTCAAACTCTTCAAGTAAAAGGTATTCTAGGGCCTAACGAAATTGACCGCTTTATCATGAGCGAAAGAAATACTCTTTTGTTTGACGGTATTGCTTCTCTCAATATCGGTCCCGGAAATACTATTCAAATTGAAAGACTCATTACGACTTATCAGTTGAACGCTTTCAACGTAGCTGATCCAAGTTATCTTGATTTGAATGTGCTTTTGACACTTTCTTATCTTCGGTATTCTTTCAAAGCTCTTATGACTTCTCGTTATCCTCGTCACAAATTGGCGAAGGATGGCACTCGCTTCGGTCCTGGCCAAGCGGTTATTACTCCGAAAGTTGCTAAGGCTGAATGTTTTTCAATTTTCAGACAATGGGAAGAAAAAGGACTTGTAGAGGGTTTCGATCAATTCAAAAATGATTTGATTGTCGAGATAAATGCAACGGATGTAAACCGTTTGGATATTCGCATGAGTCCGGATCTCATAAATCAACTTGTGATTCTTGGGGTTCAAATACAATTTTTATTGTAAGAAAGTGAGATAAGAAAATGGCTGAACGAGTTGGTGGGATTTTATTTGTAAAAGCAAATGGAGCGCAATTACGCGCTAAGGGTTCTTGGACCTATAATTTAGGTCAACCAAAGAGAGAAGGAATTGTGGGAGCCGATCAAGTACACGGCTACAAAGAATTGCCACAGATTCCTATGATCGAAGGCGTTATCACTGATAGTTCGCAACTTGATGTTGTGGCTCTCTTGAACACAAAAGATGCAACTCTCACTTTGGAATTAGCAAACGGTAAAGTTATTGTTTTGCGTGAAGCTTGGTTCGCAGGCGACGGGAATGTAACTACTGAAGAGGGTGAAATCGCCGCTAAATTCGAAGGCATCTCAGGAGAAGAGGTAGCCTAATGTCTAACGTGACTCTGGCGCTAACTTCTCCGATCATTCAAGGGAGTGAGGAAATTAAAGAGCTAAGCTTTAGGGACGCTACGGCGAAAGATCTTCGCGGAATGCCCATGGAGCCTAAGCAAGGAGATTTCTTAGACCTTGGTGGGATACTGTGCGCACAGTCACCTTCTGTCATGAATAAACTTAGCGTCAAGGACTACATGAAAGTGTTGGAAATCGTCGCGGGTTTTATTTCGGGTGGCCAAGAAACTGGAGAGAATGGCTAGGGTCATTCGCTTATGTTTTTCACTGGTCGCCCGCAGAGTTAGACAAACTTACAAGCGGGGATGTCGCATTTTGGATTGAGAGAGCAAAAGAGATACGAAAGGAGCTAGAAAAAAAGAATGCCTAACGATAAAAAATTTGGCGTTAAAGTCGTAGTCTCTGCCGTAGATAATGCTTCAGCTCAGTTCAAAGAAATTTCTAAAAAACTCGCAAATTCAGATTTTGCAAAATTAAATAATTCGTTAAGATTCGCTAGCTCAGCTTCCGGGTTAAAAGCCTTCAGTAAAAGTGTGGGCAATTTCGGGGGCGCAGTTTCTAATGCCGCTGGAGAATTTACAGGCCTACTTACTAAGATAGGGGCTATTGCCGGACTTGGTGGGGGCGGTCTCTTTTTGCTGGCTAAAAACTTTAGCGAGTTTGCCCAAAATGTGGAGCACGGTGCAAGTCGCCTAGGTATATCCGAGGGTGAATTTCAAAAATTCTCAATTGCTGCTCAGTTAGGCTCTGTTAACACCGAGGTTTTTTCTAAGAGCATGGATAAGTTTTCGCGCTCTCTTGGCGAAGCAGCTATACGGGGGAGTAATGTTGGGAAAATTTTTAGTTTTTTAAAAATAGACCCTAAAAATTTTAAATCGTTTGGTAAAGCACTCCCCCAAGTGGCATTAGCTCTTTCCAAAATGGGCAACGCTAATTTAAGAAATGCTCTAGGAGCTAAACTTTTTGGTAGGCAATTTGGCGAAATTTTACCTCTAATAAAAGATTTTAAAAACCTAACTGATGAGGCAGGTGGTTTTATTATAAGTGACGAAGACTTAAAAAAAGGCAAAGAGTTAAATAATACTTTTGATAGATTTGTTGTTACTTTTGATTTAATCAAAACCCTAGCCGGTGCGGAATTAGCCGAAGGTTTCAGTCAAGTTCTGAAAGATTTTCAAAAATTCTTAAAAGAAAATAAAGCCGAGATTCGAGCTTTTTTCAAAGCTATCGGTAAAGAGTTACCCGATGCTTTTAGAAAATTAGCTGGGGCCATTAATTTAGTTGTGGGTTTCTTTTTTAATTACAATAAGAAAACTGGTGAGATGACAGTTAACACCGGAAGGATGCAAGCAGCTCTTCTTGTTATCGGGGCCATTTTAGCAGGACCTTTTCTAGCCTCTTTAGTTATAGTGTTCGGGGCTTTTGCTTCTATGGTTACTTCGTTTTTAACATTCGCAACTATTATTTTGGAGTCTACCGTTTTTGAAGTTTTAATAGCCTCACTTGGAGATATTGCTTTTCTTTTAATTGGCGGCCTTTTGACCCCTTGGGGCTTAATAGCCGCAGCAGCAGTAGGTGCGGGGTTGCTAATATACAAGTACTGGGCCCCTATTCGAGATCTATTAAAAGAGATTTACGGCTTCGAGGAAAAAATAAAAGCTAAATGGTCGGGAGTTTTTTCAAAAGAAAATTTCCAAGCTGCCTTTGGTACCGCGCCAACAGCTACCCCCATCGGAAACTTTTTGCAGAATCAGTCATCAAGTGTTCAAACGAATAACGCTACAGCATCTCTACAAGTTAGTTTTTCTGGCATGCCTGGAGGGTCTAAGGTTTCTCAGACTTCTAGCGGGTGGGAAAGTCTCTTAGTGGATAGAGGATTTTTAGGTAGCGGATTATGAGTTTACTTGCGAAAAAATATCGTCAAGCTAGTTTTAGGGGGATTAATTTTAAAGTTGATTCTACTGATTTCGAAGGTGGTAGGCGAGTAGTTAT